ATACTTTCTGTTATTGGATGCATATACAAGTGTTCCACCACCAGTAGCATTTCCTGCTGCCTGAGAGCTAGATGTAATGTTATATGAATCAATACCAGAGTTAGTTACTTGGAACAGAGTGCTATTCAAGATAGATGATGTAATGCCACCTGTCTCTAGTGCAGTTCTATAGAACACATAAGAATTTCCACCATCTTCAAATCCATGATCTCTATGGTTTACTTTGAGAATAGAATTGTTATTCTTGAATAGTTTAGAGGTAGAGTTAGTATTAGCACTGGCATTTGTCTCGAATGGATTTGCATCGAGAAGTTCATAACCAAGACTATTATTCTTAACTAGGAGTTCTGCAGGTCTAGTAGTGTTAAACTCAGCACGATACATAGTGAACTTAAGATCCTCAAAGATATCTTCAGTCCAACTTTCGGTATTCTGGGAACGGTATACCGAACCTAGAGATGGTTGAGTTGTGATGACCGTACTTGTAGCGATGTCGGTTTCCCCTAACTTAGAGGACCATAGTTCATAATCAATTGAATCAGTTTCAACTACAAGTGCATACTCAGTATCATTCTGTAGATATACAGGATAATCAAATGCAAAGTGTGTAGGTGTAGTAGACTGGGTTACTCCTGTTTGATCGGTAGCTACGCCCATTCTAACTGCAGGTGTGTCAATCTCAATGAAAGTCTGAACTTCACATCCACCAGCACCATTACCAACACCCTTAACAACAACAGAAGGTGCTTCAGTATATCCAAATCCAGATAGAGAAATTTCAGCATTGTAAATCTTTCCACCTGATACTTCGATTCTTGCGGTTGCAGTAGAACCACCAGGAAGTTGTGGACTCTCAATAGTTAGAATTGCGCTATCATAGTTTAGACCAGGATTTGTAATTCTGATATCAGATAATTTACCACTATCTTTAGCGACAGCAAGAACAAAATCTGTGCCATCAGTTGCATTAGAAAGAGTTACAGATGGGATGATTAGATCTTCATTAGGAATGAAAGATTTACCATTATGGTTGCTAAGAACAACAGTGTAAACTTGTTCGTTAGTAAGACTGTATCTGCCAGATGCAGTAGCTACTAGTTCTACATTATTCTTATCAAAAACTTTAAGAATAGGACCAGAAGCAGCAGAAGATGCACCAGTTACACTCTCTCCTTTGTTAATTGACATATTGCCACTGGCAAAACACTTAAGGAAAGTATTTGGTGATAGAGTTTTTTCAGATCCAGGAACAATATTCTTAGCAGGTTTTTCTGCATCTACATTGGTGATGTATGTCTTGACTGGAATGTTGGTGCTCTTCTTATTGAAGTAGAGATCAATACCAGTAACAAAACAACCACCATCTAGATTCTCAACTTTGAAAGTCTGAGCGAGAGGATTTGGTCTAATAGGATTATCAGTATTGCTTTCAATAAACTGAACACCCTCATTAGACTTGAATGTAGATGGTTTTGTAGATACAATGCTAGAAGGATTCTCTGGAAGAATACCAGTTGCATAATACTTAACTTCAGTGTAAGAATCTACACCAAGTTTTGCTTCGTTAGTTGCACTAGAAGTAAATCTGAAAGTTAGAATTCCAGAAGTAAAGTTTAGTTCTTCACCTGAAGAATCGTATGATACAGTATCAACATCTCCCGACCATGTTGCATTTTGCTCTGGTGGTTTTCCAGCAGGTAAAACAATCAAACCAGATGCATTACCATACTCATCCGTGGTAATAGCACCATTAAATGCAGATAAAGAGTTACCAGCAATACCAGTAAATCTTAAATCAGGATTAACCCATCTAGAAATATCTCTACCTTCTAGGTAAACATAAATTCTAGTATTTGGTTTCATTCTACCAACTTTAAACTTGACAGGAATACTTCTTGCAAAGAAAGCTAGAGATGTAGAAACTACGTTATCTCCAATGCTCTTTGTTTGAACACCCTTACCAACTTCGTTGTTTTGTGGACTGATGTTAGAAGAACTACCTACAGATGCAGATGCAACAGAAGTTGCTGCAATCTGAGAATTAACTTCACCAAGAGAATTGATTGTGGTAAACGAAGAGGAAGCACCTACCCAGTTAATAACAAAAGAATTATGCAAACTAGATAGACTTTCTTTTACATTTTCTTTTGCTAAGAAGATGTTGAACAAATCAGTATTTGTGTCTACAACAACTGGTTCTTCACTCTGATCATACCATTGATCAATGGAAGGTGTTAATTCACTATCACCAACATATTGTAGAACAACAAATGGATTTGGATTTAAGGTTCCAGATGCAAAGTCATTACCCAATAAAGTTAGAGGTGAATATGGTAGAGTTACCATATTTCCAGTTTTTTGATATCCAGCAACAGATCTTTGATCTTCTCTGGTATTAACCTCTAATAGATTAATAGAATCTTCCTTAGATTGTGGACGTAATACAGACTGTTGAGGATCAACAGCACAACGATAATCTGCTGATGTTAAGTTACCAACTTTATGTGCCTCGAAGTTATCAACAAAGAATCCAGACTTAAATCTATCAAGTCCGATTTCATCCTTGACTTGCATGTTTAATGCCTGTTGCTCTAGGATGCTAAGTGTAGTATAATACTCAAGACGCTCAATACGCTTCTCTAGCTTACCGATGTCACGCATAGTGTAACGACGGTTATCAACTGGAGTAAGTCTTACATCCTTACTTGTCTTTGTAAATGCAGGAATATATGCATAGAAGAGAGCAACTGCATCCTCAATAGGATCTGGTTTGGATGGGTTGAGAGAAGAATTACCTTCTTTGATAACAAAGTTTCCTTTTCTATCTAAGAAGATACCATCAATACGATCAAGATATTGTTTCTGACTAAAGGAGAATGTATATTCTAGGTTTAGATCAGGAGCAGGACTACTTGAAATAACTGCACCAGCACCAGCAAAGGATCCTTCAGTTCTTTCTAGAGTTGCAGTATCAAGGAAACCAGGAATGATAGCAGTGCTGTCTACCTTAGGTCTAAAGTCAATAACATTCTTGAGTTCGGTAATACCCAACACAGAAGAATTGAACGTAGGAATTTCATCTTCACCAACACCTGCTTCATGCAAGTAGCTATCGATAGTACAGAAATCACCTTGAGAATGCTCAAAGTAATCAAATGCAATTACAAGTTGACCTGTAGTTTCTTCAAATCCAGGTTTTAAAACAATACGAGAAACATCATATAATGTATCTCTTTGACCACTGTCAAATGTATATCTAGATGTTACATCAGTACCAGAAATTAGGTTACCTGCAGTATCAATCTGAGGTGGTTGTGAAGAAGTTCCTTCATAAACATATCTGAGTTTAAATGCATCAGAGTATGATAGAATTTCTACAACCTCTGTGTCATAATCTGTACCTCTAAGAGGAACAACACGGTCACCAGCAGATGTAACTGTAATTCTCTTATTTCTAACTACAGTCTTAAGTCTTGGTTTTGCATTCTCAACTTCCAAAGTTGCAGTCAACTTAAGTTTAGGGAATGTTCCATTAGAAGGAATAGTGCCAAAGTAATTAGATGGCAACTGAAGACTAATACTACCAGATGTTAGACCACTAGCTGTATCTGTAGAAGATGTGATTTCTACAGCATCTTCTTCTAGGTAAATAATATCTCCTTTGATGATATCAGGTGCATCACCTGGATCAAGAACAGTAACCATATAGTTCTCTTCAGAGAACCTAGCAAATCTTTGTGTACCAAACGGTAACTGTGCAGCAAAGGTGATAATACCACCACCAGTAGAAGCAGTAGTTACAAAGTCTCTACGGAAATAATACTTGATCTTGGTATCATCACCACCAGCAGAAACTTGAGAAATTTGCTTGCTGCCAGTAGAGAATAGTAGTGTGCCACTTGTAGAATTGTCTACTTTTGGACGCAACCTTACAATGCTTGCGTTAGAAACGGTTCCAGGAAGAGTAGTATCAAAATAAATTCTAGACTTATATGCTCCCTCTTGTTGAGTTGCATATTGAACAACTGCTCTTACTAAGTTATTATCATCATCAGAAAACTGTACTAGATCTCCTTGCTGTACAAAATTAGATGCATCAGCACTAAAGCTAGTAGATTCTACAAAAGAAGATCCTTGAGTTCCAAAGAATGTGTAGTCAGTTACAGTTTTAATTTCAGAATACTGTTGACTATCAACTACAACATCAGCAGAGAAACTATTTGCATTTCCAGATCCATAAGAAGAACCAAGAGATTTTACATTCTGTGGTGTGTATGTTGTAACCGTATCTCTGTATAAAACAGGAACAATAGAAGCAGCAGCGTTAGGAGCGCCTGCGGCATCAGGGTTTTTAGCAGTTACAGCAGGTGGTTGTGCATATACAATGTTAACTGCATTTCTGTTAGATACAGATGCTTTGTAAATTTTACCGTCAGTGCTCTTGAGTAGTTCAACCTTAGAACTATCATACTCTAGACCATTAATTAACAAAGTCACACCATCAGCATATCCAAGTCCTCTATTTTGAACAACAAAATGAGAGATAGTGTTTTCTCTAGCAATTCTTACAGTATTGCCATCTTCATCTCTAATTGTTTCTCCAGGTAAAAATCTACCAGATAATGTTTTTACAAAAAGGATAGTTCCTGTAGTATAAACTCCAGAAGGAGTTCCTTCTACAACACCATATGCTCCACTATCAACACCAAATACATACTTACCTTCATCATATCCTACAGGAGTGCTCTCTAGAATAATTTTGGTGAAAAATTGTGGATCAAAATAAGAGAATCCAAAAGTAGTATTGTATGCAGAAGTTCCCGCAGCAAGACGACCTCTAGAAAGAACAATATCAGAATCAGAATTAAATCCAGATCCTCTCTTCTTAAGGAAGAAATTATTTGGTTTAGCTTTACCAATTACTGGAGTAATTGTTGGAGCATAGTCAACAATATGACCAAACTCATTATTGGAAGCGGATGCGTCTGCTTCTGTTAAATAAATTCTTCTCTTATTCTCATTGTCTGAGAGATCATATTCAAGTAATAGTGCTTCGATCTCATTCTTAGCACCAAAAACAGTTAGTTCTAAGAACTGTACACTCTCAGATGGATTGATTAGTGGTTTATTGGTAGTAGCAAAAGATAGTGTTTTGAAAGAACCAATAGCAGTTGGTGTTCCTAGATCACTTCTCGTTTTGATATAGTAAAGTGTTCCAAATTGAGTTTGGAATGTAGCATCACTTACAGCACCAATAAGAGTTGTTGTATTTGTGATTTGTAGAGTAATAGTTTTAATACCATCATTTGGTGTAAAACTTAAACCTCTTCTATTAATTGTTTGTCTATGATCTGTTGTTAATTCTGTATTGTTTAGACCAATAGAACCATCATTAAATGTGGAGTATAAAAATACGTCAGGATATGCAGTAAGATCTGATCCTTCTTTGTTTAAAGGAACACTACCATATACGTTTGTAATACAGTAAGAAGGTAAACCTCTAGATTTTAGAGTTACATTATCAGAAGAGAGACTTTCTCTAGCTTTATTGATTTCAAGATACTTAGTCTCTTTATTAACAATCTCGTATCCTTTGATATATGCTTTACCAGGACCGATACTGGCAACCATCTTTCTAGCAGATGTTCCAACATCATATCCATTGTATAGACCAAACTCGTCTGCAGCATAAAGACCTTTGTTACCATCTTTCTGTGCCCACTCTCTAATATCTACAGAGAAATTATCAACAACATAGTCACCAGACTCATCAAAAGTTCTACGTGCTAATGTTTGTTCTAGTACACTGAAATCTGTGGAGGAAATCTTACTTCTGATTTGTCCTCTAGTAACATTCAGTAATTGAATGAAATTTTTATCAGTAATTGCATTTAGAGCAAACTCTTTTAATTTTAGACTAATCTTTAGTCTATGTGCTCCAGGTGCAGTATAGTTGGATGAACCAATTGCATTATCATAAAGAGATGCATCTTCTTCAGGTGTTACAATCTCTTCTTTAATTGTAAAACCAACCTTTGCGGATGGTTTGTTATAATATTCATCAATGACTAGCAACTCTGCATCACAACGTACAAAGTAACCATTGACAAAGTAAATACCTTCTTCTACCTTAACAGCAGAACCATATCCCATTGCAGGACTTTCTAAAGAGGTTACTTCACCTGTGTCGGGATTAGTAACAGAAATACTAGTAGGAAGTACGCTACCATCTGTACCAACAACTAGAAGTGGTGTATTGACACCATCAACAACTTCTAATGTTTCACCTTGACGGAAAGTTGGTTCTGTGCTAGAACTACCACTGTTAATGTAATTTACATATAGTGTGTCAGCAGAAGTTTCTGTTGCTAAAGTTGTTGCGAGAATAGTAGCTTTGACACCAGAAGTTAAACCAATCAGTTGTTGACCAATCAGTTGTGAGATATCATACTTCTTATAAACAATATCGTCTCCTTCCGAGACCGCAACCTCAGAAACAGACGATAGTTTAACGTAATCTAATTTTGTATTGAGACCTACCTCACCAGGGATGACAAGTTCTCCCTGCTTAAATGCATATTTACCAAAGCTTTCAACCTGATTCTGGAGAATCGATTGAACCTGCGTTAATTCTCTGCCTTGGATCGAATAACCTGGACGGAAAAGAATCTTATAAAAGTTCTTGTTCGCATCAAAGTCTTCGTAGTAAGGACTTACATTAAGGTTCGTCTTTTGAGGCATCGTACTCCG